GCTATGCATCCCACCGCTAATATCAATCTTGGGAGAAATGGAGAAACCATCCGCGCCGACAGCCAGTTCACCTTGGCTTTTAGCCCCTGGATTGAAAGGCAACTCTTCGCCTGCTTCTCTCGCAATTTCGTCTAACAGTTTGCGCCCCTCTGGAGTATCACTAAGAGACAAGAATATCTCATCGATATCTGGATCAGCCATTACGCCCAACTACCTTCTGGAACATAAATGCCCCTGGCGGCAGTGCTGCCGGAAATCATATCAAGAACCTTCCGGCCACCCGCGCGTGAGGTTTCATTCGCCAGCTTCTGCTCGTAGGAGCGGAAATCTTCCGAATAGTCCAATCCGTTCTTTTTCTTGAATCTCCAGACGACACCCAATTCCATGAGGTTCTCGTCCAGAACACCGACATCGGAATCAGCGGCCCACGCCGATTGATTGGTCCCCGAACTGGATTGACAGAAATATGTGGACTGATATTCAAACACCCATGTGTTGCCCGCAGAGGGCGCTGGGTAGGCGTAGAGCTTCCCGCCGAATATCCTATAGCTGGGGTAAGGCCCGGTCGCTGTGCGGGCCTTCAGAGCTTGCCACTCAATAGGCGACAACGGACCGGTCACCGGCTGCGTCAGCGTTCGATCCCAGAACGTCGAACTGGTGATGTACGAAAACCCTGGCGCAAGCGTTGTCATAACGCCTTGGAGTTCCGCCGCGAGGCTTGTGTGGGTCTTCTCGATCTGGGTCGCAGGCCACGAAAAACGGTCTAGCACTTCCCGCCCTTCGGTCTGTGCCAGGGACAGCAACGTCCTGATATTCTGGTCAACCGAAGCGATTACAACAGACGGGCGCGTCAGGCCAATTGTATCGGATGCGTTCTGGACAATGGTTAAAAGCGTCATTTATTCCTCTTTTCTCGGCCTGCCGCGCTTCTTAGGGGCGTTGTCGAGCCGCTCCAGCAAATCCTCAATCTGGCGGTCTTTCTTGTCGATGGCCTCGACCAACGACTCCATTTTGATCTTCAGCGATGCTACTTCCTCGGAAGCCTTATTGCTCTCGGCAGAGTCGAGATAGGACTTCGCCTTCTCGACCATCGCGACACCGCCCATGCCCAGTCTACGGATTGTATCAGCATTGGCCGAAGCTAAATCCTGAATAGTGCGGATTGTGGCGTTCTGGCACGTCTTCAACTGCGCGGGCGTTACACCCGGCCAGTTCTTCAAATCAGTCCCGTTCACGGGAGCCTCGCGGCCTTCTTTCCACGCCTCGTATGCGGTGAAAGCGAACGGCGATGGCGGTTTGCGTCGGTTGTCGCCGTGCCGCCACTCATGGAGTAATGAGTCTGTGATCTGCTTATCGACCACCAAGCCGCCACCCGGCATCGTGATGATAGCGAATTCGACATCCTTGAAAATCGGCATACCTTGAGCAATGGTCTGCTCACGGTCTTCCTCTGGCCGAAGCTCGAAATCGACATAAAAACCATGTCTTTCTTCCGCCATCATATCGACCATTTTTTTCCCTTTGAAATTAAAGAAGGGGGTGCCTCACCGAGACACCCCCGACTAAAGTTAAGCAGAGCTTCCGTCATCCATGAACGGACGCTGAATCTCGAATTCAGCAAGCCCCGTGGAAGGCGTATCGATTGCAGATGCACCCTTAGCAAGTTTAACGCGATCACCAGCGACAACAGCATCATCGATGCTGCCAGCCGTGGCAGTGGCGTAGACAAGGCCGTTGTCCGCATAACCGGCGAGACACTTGCCAACCGCCTTACCGCCGATCTGATACCAGCCGAATGAACTGGCAACATTGATCGACATTGAGGCGGCAACCGGGCCGATGGCATTAGCCGCCAGAAGCGCGGTTGAGTTGTCGTCGGCATTGTACGTCACAAAGGAGCCAAGCACAGTCGATGCGACTCCCTTGAGATAAACGAACTCACCGGCACCATAAGCGGTGGAAGCGCGATCCACCGCCTCGACAATGGTTCCGAGTGGCTGGTTTTGAGTTGTCGAGGTGTCCGCGATATTCTGCGTCCCGACAATCGGATTGACGATTTGATAGTCAGACATGGTTTTTTCCTTTCAGGAAATAGAGTTTGAATGAAAGCGATTAGGCTTTCATTACACCCTGAAGTGAACGGTTGCTCACGGTCATATTGCCCTGCCAGATAATCGGCAAAACTTGAGCATCCTGGTTCACCGAAGACTTTTCGGGGACTTCCGTCCAATTCGCGTCACGATGGGCGCAAATGCCGATGTAATCGGTGTTGAGGAAATACGCATGAGCATCCGGCATTCCAGCAGCCGAACTGTCATACACCACGTCCGCGCCCTTGTACTTCAAGGACGTAGTCCCGGTTTTCAGATCGGTCGTGTTCGTATAACGCTGGATGCTGGTCTGACTATTGTCGAAGAACGTGAAATAGGTGTCGTCCATGACAATAAGATCAGGCATGTCGTTATTCCGCGTCAGGTTAAGCCACAACGGCAGCATGAGGCTTTCGATGGTGGTCGAGCTTGGCGTAATAGCCCCACCGCCCTGCAACGGGCTGGCCGCAGATTGAAGGATGTTTTTCCAGAAGGTATAAGTCCCAGAAACAATCCCACCAACAGTTCCCGTACCGGCATCTGAGACGAGAGCCTGCAAACCGTTGATCTGGTTGGCAGTGGTGCCGTCGCTGTAAATGTCGGTCGAGAAGTTGTTACCAGCGGTACGCATGGCATTCTTCAACTTGTTCTTCACAAGTTTGATAATGCCTTCCTTGCCGCTGTTCTGCCGAATTTCCAATCCAGACGCCACCACGTTGATGGCGACCTGTTTCCAGGCGAAATTGGCAGCGGTGAACACTTCCGACTGCGCGATGTCGAGCGTGTCATAACCACTATACCGCTGGTAAGTGCCGTTCTCCGCGTAATCGAGCGGAATCTGGATTTCCCAGCCGCCGGAAATAAGATCAACGCGACCCTTCTCCGTCAGCCGCTGGTGCAGAGCGGTGTGGTTCGAGATGTTATCTTCAAGATAAGTGTTCTTGAAGTGGCGATAGGTGATCGCCGAGATTTCCGTAAACGAACTATTGGCTGGCATGATAGTGACCTTTCAGGTCTAGGCCGTCATGCGGTCGTCCACCAAGGCTCCGATAAAATCATCCACACTTTTAGCTTTCGCAGCACCCGCTGGCAGTGCGCCAGTGGCCCTGATGTTAGTTCCCCCGGCCCGCCTTGCCGCCGTGGCGTCTTTCTTCGCCTTGGCGATCCGCTCGGCCTCAGATTTAGCCTTGCGGTCAACCTCGATCTTCCCAGAAACCTCGTCGTTGGTCGCCAGGGCCATCTTGTAGGCCATTTGAAGATATTGGTCGCTAGTGAGGCCGGGTTTACTCTCACGCAGAGCTGAAACGATGGGGACCATCTCGCCTTCGAGTTCTCCATAGAAAGGGTTTGCTGTTGCAAAACTTTCTATGACACCCGAAACGACTTCACCTTGCTGTTCCAGTTGTTGCGATTGCTGCTGTGAAAAATAATTCTCAAAGCCTTGCAGACGATTCTGCATGGCAAGCAGTTGAGGATCGACGGAGTGTTCTCCGACGTTTTCACTTAATGCAGAAACCGGAATTCCACGCTGTTCAAGCAGATAGCGCGTAAAACCAACGGGGTCACTGTCTGCATAATCGGAAAGGGCGAGAAGCTGACCAATCGCGGTGCCTTCATCCATTCCGTTCATCGCAAACTGTTGACGCCGGGGCGCAATGGCCTGCTCCAACTTATCGTGCAATCTCCGCTGTTCTGCTACTTCCATTGTTTTCCGCGTGTAGTCCGCCTCTTGCGCCCTAACGCGATCTGAAATCCATTTCTGGTTCTCAGGCGGCAGCGCGTAGAAGACCTCGCGGTCCTTCGCAGACATGGATTGCGGGGCTGTGATGGTCTGATCATCAGGTTCAGAGCCTGCACTGTCTGCGTCATCCGTTGCTTTCACAACGGTGTCTTTATCCAGAGGTGTAGACACCTCCGATTCTTCGGTGGGCGTAACTTCAGAGTCTGCGACCTCGACCTTTGGAGAACCGATCACGGCATCCTCCGAATTCAAGGCATCGAATTGAGCGCCCATGAAATCATCCATAGACTCCGTTTCGACAACATCTTCCACATCATCCGCCATCACGATTCCCTCTAAAAATCAATCTGTCGAGCGATAGCATCAACCGACTTGTCTATCGCCGCGTCCATAGACGCCTCTATTCGCTTTTTCCCGTTCTTCTTCACGTCCTCGAACTCACCTTTTTCGTGAATCCGGCAACCGTGCAACTCCAGATTCTCTCTGTGTTCGCGACGGCCATCAATGGTCTTGCCTGTTATCGGGCAGTCATATGGCTGGTAATCCCCCGCCATATACGGCGCAGCGAGGTGGGACCGCTTCAGGGAATAATCGATCTGGACCCTTCGCGGACGTGGCTTGGCTGTCCACTCGATATCGTCGTATTTATCCCCGTAAACGCTCACTGCAACACCGGCTCAATGAAATCCTCGTCATCATCCATGACCATAATCGTGTTTTCCTCCAGCGGCATACCCCCGACATCGCGTGTCGCTGAAACAACTTCATTGATCCGGGCCATTATCTCGGACGCGCGGGCCAAGGCTTCTTCAGGGCTGGTCATATTAACTTCAGGCCCGTTGAATTCGGCCATGATCGCCTTCGCCAAATCCACTTGGCGCTGCTTGTCGGCCTCACTCGCGTCGAATTCCATCTTTTCACGCGCCATCTGCATATCAGCCTGGATTTTCATGCCAGGGTCAGGATCAGGCTTCTGTGCCTCGAATTCCCTCAATGCCATGTCGCGCTCCTTCAATCCGATCTCCTGCTCCTGAATCATCAGGGACGCTTGCTGGACTTTCGCGTCCAATTGCATCTTACCCTGCTCGATCTG